ATCAAGTAGCAATTAAAGGATCGGAAGATCCAGATGCAATCATGAATTTTGTTAAACAGTATATTGACTATGATAAGGTGTTCAAATCAGCATTTGAAAATAAACTAAACGATTTTTATGGAGCTTTAAATTGGGGTCGTGTTCCTGAAAATAATAATTTAGGAAAGTTTTTTGCCTTTTAATTTGGAAAATTGAAAAAGAGTTATTATATTAAATCAAAATTAAAAATATGTACGGAAAGAGTTATTGGTATGGTAAAGAGGTAGAAGGCAGATTGTCTGATATCGAAACGGTATTTGTTAGAGGAACAGTACCAGAAAATTTTAATGAATATCCTCATATCTATTTTACAATTGAATACATTGAAATGTGTTGTGTTCATAACAATTGGAAAGAAATTCATAGTATCTTAGAAACTAAACAATATGTAACAATCGAAGCAAATGCAAAAACATTTGAAAAGATTCCAATGTCAGTGTTCAATAGAGCTCATATCATTTATCGTATTGCAGATCCAAATGTTACTAAACTTAAAAAGACAGATACATTATCAATCGATGCAGGTTGGTATCGTGTACATCAGATAATGAAATGTAACCTTATGGAAATTAATCCAGATGACTATAAATTTGATAGAGTAGAACAATGAAAAGAAGATTATTTTATTTTGGATTAGAGCCACTTAAAGCTCGTTATACATATCAGTTATGTAAAGAATGGATGCCGGCTACATTTGAACCATATTCAGATAAACTGGAATTTATTGAAGTTGATGGAGAGTTCGATCCTGATCAGGAAATTAAAGTAGGAGCTGTATTAGATGCTATTGGTCGTGGCAAGTATAGTCTTACTCAATGTGAATCGTTTTTGAAAATGATTTATGACGGTGTTGTACGCGATGGTGATATCATTTATTTGCAAGATTATTGGACGCCTGGTTTAGATGCTATATGGTATGCATTAGACTTGTATGGTATCAATGTTAAAGTATATGCAATGTTGCATGCACAATCAGTTGATGAATATGATTTTACTTATCCGATGCGTGATTGGATGCGTCATTATGAATTAGGTTTAGATAAACGCATGACTGGTATTTTTGTTGGATCGACGGTTCATAAAGAGCAATTACGTGATGCTGGATTTACATCGCCTATTCACGTTGTATCATTGCCAATTCATAAAGAAGCTACATTAAATAAACTACCAAATTATTCAGATGACTTTGCACCTGGAATAGTTGCTAAGCAAAATGTAATTGTTTATTCATCTAGGCTTGATAAAGAAAAGAATCCATTCTTTATGATGAAAGTTGCTAAAGAATTTTTAAGTGATAATCCAAGTTGGGAGTGGCATGTTACTACATCTGGAAAAGAGTTTAGGTCAATGTTGCCTGGAGTGATTGATGCATTAAATGCCTTAGCGGCAGAAGAGCCAAGATTCAAATTGCTTAGTGGATTGACAAAAGAAGAATATTATACGGAATTAGCAACGTGTAGAATACAATTTAATACATCATTACAAGATTATGTGTCATGGACGGTGATTGAAGCAACGGCATTTGGAGCTGATATCATATATCCTAAATTTAGATCATTTCCAGAATTCGTTGACGAGTCACGTATGTATAAACCATTTGATTGGAGAGATGCGATACAGGTAATGCGAAAAGCTATTATCGCGCCTAGAAATCATTATGATATTGTTGATACATCTGATTTAGGAAGACGTATGGAAGGTTATATCATCGCTAATGACTATGATAAAGAAATTTGTGTTTGGCATGAAAAAGAATATTGCCAATCACTTTTAGATACTGAAAAAGTAAATAATAAACAATTGGAGTTGCAATTCAAATGAAAGATTTAATTTATTACCCGTCCTTATCTGCTGGTGGATGTGCCGGTGATTTCAAAAATAATAAAGAAGTCAAGCCAGGCCTTACTAGTAGATTTTACTCAAAGGACTTTCCAGAAAGATGGAGACATCCATACTTTCTAATTACAGCAGGTCACCATTACAAATGGATGGATGCGAGACAACGTTATGGTTTAGATGATGATGTGTTAGTATTAGGAGATTCTGGAGGATTCCAGTTAGCCACCGGTGCTATCAAATGGGACCCGAAATTCAAAGAAACAATTTTCAATTGGTTAGAAGCAAATTGCGATTTAGGAGTTAATTTAGATATCCCGCCTCGTGCTAAATACGATGGTAAGTTCTATGAATGTTTAGATATTAGTTATGATAATTTCAAATACTTCTCAGAAAATCAAAGCGGTAAATGTAAATTCCTTAATGTGATACAAGGTAACAATGTTGAAGAATATGAGCATTGGTACAAGCGTGTTAAAGATTTTGATTTCAACGGTTGGTGTATTGGAGGTACTCAGAAACGTATTACAATGTTCTATGCAGCGTTAGCAGCGATGATTCGTAATAGAGAATTTGAAAATCCACGTAATCAATATGTACATGTATTAGGAATTTCAAAAATATCTGACTTCTTTATGTTGAGTTTCTTTCAGAAGATGTTAAATAAGTATCATGGAGGTCGTATTCAAGTATCAACGGATTCATCATCGCCAGGACAGTATCCTGTATATGGAACGTATTTACATTCACCTCAATTAAATAAAATGGTGTTTACTCATTTATATTTTCCAAAAGGTGAAAATCTTCCATATAATGCATCAGACTTAGTTCCTAATCCATTTGGTCATCCGGTTAGTGAAGGATTTACATTTGGTGAAGTGGCTAACTATAAAGGCGATGTTACAATGAAAATGACATTGAATAATTTATTTGTATATAACGAAACTGTTAAACAAGTAGAAGAAATTGTAAAATGTCATAACGAATTGCTTCAAACAGTTATTCCAGGTGACTTTTATAGTGTATTGATGTCTATGGAAGAAATGTTTTTGAACCCAGACAATGCAATTAACATTTATGAAAAGAATGTTCAATTATACAACCGCTTTGGTGGCGGAACTAAGGATTTAGTAAATAATCAAGTTATAACACAATTTTTTGATCTAGGACAGTAAAATGAAAAAAGCAGACTTATTAAATTTTATCAACCGATATTATCTTGCAGGAGCAACTACATCGGTTAAATGGACAGCCGAGAATGGCAATGTAGAAACTAAATTTATCACAGATGACCAAAACGTTATTGGTTCTGTTGTATCAAGTTTAGATTTAGGTAACAATGAATTAGGAGTATATGCAACTCCGCAATTAACGAAAATGCTTTCGGCATTAGGTGATGATATTAATGTCAAAGTTAATTCAATTGAAACAAAATCTGTTAGCATTGATATTGATGATACTGACGTTGATATGAAATTCATGTTAGCTGATTTATCTGTAATCCGTCAGGTACCAGATCTTAAACAACTTCCAGATTGGAATGTTACAATTAACATTGATAAAGATTTTGTTGCTAAATTTATTAAAGCGAAAAATGCATTACCAGATTCAGAAAATTTTGGTATCTCATGTAAGAATGGACAAGTTGATATGATTATCAATTATTCATCTATTAATACAAATCGAATTAAGTTTTCAATGCCATGTAATAGTGATTCATGTGCTGATATGGGCGTGACATGTTTTTCATCTAATCTGTTCAAAGAAATTCTTCAGGCAAATAAAGATGCAGTATCTGGAACATTAGAAGTGTCAGCGGCTGGATTATCTCGAGTTGTATTTACAGGTCCTTCATATACATCGACATATTATTTAGTACAATTACAAACTGCATAGTCATGGAAGTAAAATTCAAAAAGTTATCACCTAAAGCTGTAACGCCTTCATATGCAAAAGAAGGCGATGCTGGTTTAGATATTACATGTATCGGATATCAAGTTGATACAAATAATAATTACATTGAATACTTTACCGGTTTAGCTTTTGAAATTCCTAAAGGATATGTCGGTTTATTATTTCCAAGATCATCAGTATCAAAGACGGATTTGGCATTAGCTAATTGCGTAGGAGTAGTAGATTCGGGATATAGAGGTGAGATAACGTTTAGATATAAATTTAAGAAAGATGCTTATTTTGCTGGATTAAAACGATTTCTAGAAGGAGATAGAATTGGCCAATTATTAATATTGCCATATCCAGAAATCAAATTACAAGAAATTGAAGAATTGGCAGAATCGGAAAGAGGTACTGGTGGTTATGGTTCAACAGGTAAATAAAAAATATGTTTGGTAATCAAGAAAATACATTATGGGTTGAAAAGTTTCGCCCAGGTACGTTAGATGGATATGTAGGTAATGAACATATCATTGAAAAAGTAAAAATTTATTTAGAAAGTGGTGATGTACCGCATTTGTTATTTTATGGAAATGCTGGTACTGGTAAAACTACGTTAGCCAAAATTATTGCAAATAATGTAGATGCCGATGTTATGTATGTAAATGCATCAGATGAAAATAACATTGAAACGGTGCGTACAAAGATTAAAAACTTTGCATCTACTGTTGGTTTTAGACAATGGAAAATTGTAATTCTAGATGAGGCAGATTATATGACTCCGAATGGTCAAGCTGCTTTACGTAATTTAATGGAAACGTTTTCGAAGACAACTCGATTTATTCTGACATGTAACTATGTCGAAAAGATTATCGATCCAATTCAATCGCGATGCCAGACATTTGCAATTACACCACCGAGTAAAAAAGAAGTTGCTAAACGCATTGTTGACATCTTAAATGAGTTAGAAGTTAAATATGACATGGCTGATGTTGCAACTATTATTAACGCTGGTTATCCAGATATTCGTAGAGTATTAAATTCATGTCAACGTCAAGTTATTAACGGTACATTAGTAATTGATAAAGCTAGTCTTGTACAAGCAAATTATATGACTAAAGTATTAGATGTACTGAAAAGTGAACAATCGGTAAAGGATTCATTTACTAATATTAGACAGATAATTGCTGATAGCAAAGTACAAGATTTCACGTCATTATACAAGTTTTTATTTGATGAGATCGATAATTATGCTAAAGGGCATATTGGCCCAGTTATATTGATTTTGGCAGAGTCGCAGTATCAAGATGCCTTTGCAGTAGATAAAGAGTTGCATGTCATGTCAATGATAGTAAAATTAGTAAGTGAACTTAAATAAAAGGGAGTTATGTTAAGAAAAGAAAAAGGCGGAGAGGAAATCCCGCAATCAAAGATTCATTTGAACCCAGAGGATCTAGTCGATGTTGTTTGTGAAAATTGCGGTAGTCGTTATTTCAAACAAGTAAATGCATTCAAACGAATTTCGGCGTTAGTATCACCGACAGGTAAAGAACAGATTATTCCAGTACCAACATTTCGTTGTGATGACTGTGGGCATATCAATGATGAATTCGAACCAATTAAACAATCAAAATAGTTATGGCAAAAAAATTAGTTTTCAGTGAAGATGCTAGATTACAATTACTAGCAGGAGTAGATCAATTAGCAAAAGCAGTAAAGGCAACCTTAGGACCAAAAGGTCGTACGGTAGTATTAGAAAAAACCTTTGGATCACCTATCATTACAAAAGACGGTGTATCTGTAGCCAAAGAAATTGTATTGGCAGATCCAATAGAGAATGCCGGTGCTCAAATGGTTAAAGAAGCAGCGTCAAAAACAAATGACCAAGCTGGTGATGGTACAACAACGGCTACAGTATTAGCACATGCTATTTTAACAGAAGCATATCGTCGTATTGCAAATGGTGCTAATCCGATGGACCTTAAACGTGGAATTGATTTAGCGGTTAAGGATGTTGTTGATTATCTTAATAATGTAGCTGTCGAAGTTAAAGATAATGACGAAATTGCTCAGGTAGCCACTATATCAGCAAACAATGATAAATCGATTGGTGATATGATTGCAGCAGCAATGGACCGAGTAGGTAAAGACGGCGTCATTACAGTTGAAGAAGGTAAGACGGCAGAGACGACATTAGAAATCGTTGAAGGTATGGAATTCGATAAAGGTTATCTATCTCCATATTTTGTTACCAATGAAAAGATGCAGGCTGAAATGTCTAATCCATTTATATTGTTATATGACAAACGAATTTCAGCTACTAAAGATATTTTATCATTGTTAGAGTCTGTAATGCAAATGGATCGATCAATTGTAATCGTTGCAGAAGATATTGACGGTGAAGCATTATCAACGTTAGTTGTCAATAAAGTTCGTGGCAATCTTAAAGTAGTAGCCGTGAAAGCTCCTGGCTTTGGTGAAAAGAGATTGGCAATGTTAGAAGATATCGCAGTGTTAACAGGTGCAACAGTAATTACAGATAAAGTTGGATTGTCATTAGATGATGTAACGCTTGAGCATTTAGGTCATGCAGAGCGGGTAATTGTTCATAAAGACAAGACAACTATAGTTAATGGTTACGGTGATTCCGAAGTTGTACAAGAACGCATTGAGGCCTTAAAAATTGAAATAGACTCATGCCAATCGGATTACGATCGTGAAAAATTGCATGAGCGATTAGCTAAGATGATCGGCGGAGTTGCTGTAATTAAAATCGGTGCTGGCTCTGAAATTGAAATGAAAGAAAAGAAAGATAGGCTTGATGATGCATTAAATGCAACCAAGGCGGCAGTGCAAGAAGGAATTGTACCAGGCGGTGGAATTACATTGTTGAAATATGGTAATGAACGAGTTGTTGCAGGTATAGAAAATGATGACCAAGCAGCTGGCGTTGACATTGTACGTAAAGCAGTGCAATCACCTTTCAATGCAATTATTGAAAACGCTGGATTAAATGCCGAAGTACTTCGAGATAAAATTGATTATCATAAAAATATTACTAATGTTGGATTTAATGCTCGTACAGGATATTTTGTAGATATGTTGGAAGAAGGTATTGTTGATCCAGTTAAAGTAACAAGAACAGCATTAGAAACAGCGGCCTCGGTAGCAGGAACAATGTTAACAACAGAATGTGTAGTAGTTGAAATACCAAACGAAAATGACAAAACCAGCAACAATATTTGATCATTTAGCTAACATTACATTTAAGAAAACATCTTGGGATTCATTGACAGAAGCCGACCAGAAATCATTTAGTCCATATCTGATTAATCGTTGGTTGTCAATGAATCCTGATTTTATCGAATTGGTTGATATGTTTCAACAGTATACAATTGGACCTTTAGATAAAAAGCATGTATATCAATTGTATTGTGATTTCTTGCCAAAGCA